AGAACCTCAAGGTGTGAAATATTCTGGATACGCTGAGATTTTCGAGCTAACAAGAGCAAACGATACATCAAAACGGTTTGGTGATAAATCAGCTCAATCTGCTGGATACAAAGGGGCAACAAATGCTTAATAAAAGAGCTAAATACGGTGGTGATTGGGGAGTTCCAAGCGCAGAGCATCCCGCTGGAGAGTGTTTGAATAGATCTGCACCAGGGGCTGAGGACGGCAGTTATTTTGAGAAGTCATGGGTAAACGACCTAATGGCTCTTAGTGGTGCGTTAATGAATTCCGCCGGGTACTCCCCCAACGGAACTGAAGATACCGCAACGGCATGTCAAGTTTTTGATGCCTTAATTAATAGCAAGTGGTCTCCAATTGGAAACTACTCAGTAGGAGTTATAGTAAGAGCATCCAATGGAAAGCAATACTACTGCAACAAACCTAGCGGAAGGGATACTACTCCGATAAACCCAGAAACAGATACGCTTGATAACTGGAGGGAGTATCCAGCAAAATCAACAACCACAACAGAATATCATGTTGTTGAATACTTTGACGGAAGGGTAGAGGTTTCATTTTCTGGCCCTTTATCTGACGTTAATGGAGTGTCCGTTTGTGTAATACCTCTAGGTATAGAGATGATAGATGCGGAATACTTAGTTCAAACATCGGAAGTATCATCAACTACCGACCCTTCTCTAGTTCAGTTTTTTGGAGTCGTTAGGGATGGGAAGACAAGGACTAGCTTTAAGACTATATGCGTCGATTCTAGCGGGTCAGCTAAGCAGAATGAATCCCCTAAATTATTTATTAGTTATAGGAAGTAATAATGGCAACTAGATTAGTAGATGAATTTGGTGCAAGAGCAAACCCACCAGACGAAAATTACCCTGGCGGATCCCTAAAGAATGAGACCAACCCAGGGTTATCTAATGACGGTTCTCCACTAGATGAGCGAGTGGGTAATGATTGGCAGGGGTTCATGCAGTCGGCACTTGCAGAAGCTGACATTACTGCCAATGGGAGCCCTGATAGCGTTACAAACCCTCAGATCCTGGATGCTATTAAGTCTATAACAGATGATAGACTTAATTATAATGGCCTGGTGTACCGAGGTGTTGGTAATATCTCCGACTTTGCAGGTCAGCAACTTCAAGAGTCCAATAAGACAAATGCATACCAATACCCGGATAACTCTCGACAGTTTTACGGAGCTGATAAGTCACAGCCTTTCCCAATTACAATCCCTTCAGACCCATCTACTGATAACGGTTGGTCTTTGGTTAATGCTGTAACATCTGACTATCTATGGTCATACTCAAGAATAAGCTTTAATGATGTTAGTGGTGCTATTTCTGGGATCGTCTCTCAGAATATAAAAGTTGGCACAAAAGTAACGGTTGACGACTATCATGGGGGCTCGTCTTCAAGTAATTCGGGCGTGTTGTTTTTTACCGTTGTTGCTGCAGGAACTGGAACTAACGATGGTGGAAAATACATTGATGTAGATGCAACCAGGCAGCTAGAACAAAACTTGAACAAAAACTACAGCATAAAGGCGTGGGGCGCTAAAGGTGATGGCGACCAGACTTTACTTGCAACAAATAAAACAGTCGACGGGGGTCAGGTTGTCATCACAGAAGAGACTCATGACGGAATTTGCAGAGATAATGCCTTACTTTACATAAAAAGCGTTGGTGGTGGTGAGCTATTCATCCCATCTGGTGAATATAGAGTTTACGCTTATTCTCCGGACCTAGATTTTGACATTTCAATAACTGGTGAAGGCAGAGATTTGTCAATATTTAAATCTTGCGATTCATCACCAGTGCAAAATGGATACGGAGTTCTCGCATCCTACGGAAACACAAAGAGACACATAAAACTCATAAACTTTACTATTAATGGTAATGTTGACGTTAGAGGTATAGGATCGGTTAGGGCATATAACTTTGCCATGTACGGCGATAATCTTACTGTATTTTCGTCCAACTTCTCATCAATAAACTCACCTATAGATTGCTGGTACTCAAACGTCAATCCAGACTCGAATAACGGTGTTTATGCTGAAGGTTTGTTTTTAGATCACTCAGGTAGAAATACAATGTCGCTAGTTGGCGCTCAAAATCATGTTTATGTTGGGTGTACGGTTTCTGGTGGCGGTACTGCTGGTTCAGGAATTAATCCTAGAGCGTGCTTAGATGTTGAACCTAACGACCCATCAAAGACATGCAGAAATATAAAGTTTAGCTCAACAACTTTCAAGAGAGCTGTTAACCAGTTAACAATATCTTCATGGGGTGAGGTTGATTATGACAACTGTACTTTTGACGCAGGTACGGATAACCCTAACTCTGGAGTTGTGGGTAGAGAGCAGTACCCTTGGCTTTTTAATAGCTCAAACTCGCAAGTAACATACGACAACTGTAAGTTTCTTAAAAAAGATAATTACGCTGGCGTTGGAAAGATATTTAATGACAACGGTCAGGGTGAGTACGTTAACACTCAGATAGCCAAGTTTAGTAACTGCTTTGGGGAGGGCGTTGGTGTTCATGGAATAGGGTTTAAAGGTAGCTTCTCAGATGTTGAGCTTACAAACTCACTAATCCCGTTTCTAATAGATGGCACAGGAACACAAGAGGCTGATATTAACAACCTAACCTTAGTTAACGTTCTTGATGGCACTAACTTTGGGGCAGGCTCAGAGGCATCGTTCGCCATCAAAAACAGGACAGAAGGTGATGTTTACATTGACGGCCTGAAAGTATTAATAAAGCCAGACAAGTTTCCACCTTCTAATTTTGACACTAGTAATATAGTTAGACATAGGGGGGTATCGTTAGATGCATCAGGCGCAACAGATACAACATGGAGAATTAGGAATGTACACTCTGACGGCTATTACAGGTTATTACCCAATAAGCTAGGCTTACCCATTAACGCTGGTAACTTTAGGGATTGGGGGTTTCCTAATCAACCGCCTGCGGATGATACATCTAATACAATAAACCCTGGAACTCCATCTTACAAGGATTGCACAATGAGAGGCGATCAGTAGAAAGTAAACCCCCTAGCAAAACTAGGGGGTTGTTTTTTACTTAGCCTCTTCAGTCAGCTCAACTGCAGCGCCGGTTAAATCGATAGCTTGCTCAATCGTAGCCGCCCCAAAGTAATCAACAGCAAACATCATCACCAATGACATAGCAAACACAAATACAGCTCGCTTTGGTTTGAACTCATTCTTTGGAAAAATCACCGGAAACAACGACCCCACGAAATCTAGAATTAACTTGTACTTACCCATTACTTATTCTCCATCCACTTTTTAACCTCAAAACAAGGGCATGCTTTATTTACCCCCCAATCACGATGACCCTTAACGTTTTCATCATCAATGCAAAAACTGTTTTGAAGATACTCAACAACATCCTTAAGCGCTGCCATCTGCGATGCTGTATATGTATCGTCTGGTTTGCCCGTATCGTTGTTTAGACCTCCCTCAAGGCAAATGCCTACATTGCCAGTGTTGTGACCTTTAACGTGCGCCCCGCTTCGATTTAATGGGCGGCACGGATGCAATTGCCCGTCAGTTGTGATGTAAAAGTTATAACCAATGTCCGACCATCCATTCTGATTTACGTGCAAATCACGAAGCTTATCAATGCTGAAATTATTCTTTGGCTTAGTCGCTGAACAATGGATCGTAATATACTTTGGATTCATACCTACTCCATATCATCTTGAGTTGCTAACATGCCGATAGTTGAACCGTCTGAAAATTTAAATTCAACAGTTCGATTTCTACTATCCACATCTTTACGGGTGCACTCTTGCTCGCACATATCGCGCAATGAGCATTTCATATCTTTAATTCGCTTTCTAATTTCTTGTGCAATTGTCATCTCTACCACTCCAAACAAATAATCATTATGACACCAATAAATACCACTACGGATGCTGCGTTAAATATCATCTTACTCATACTCTAAATCTCCAACTTCAACTGCACTTCTGACATCAAACTAGCTGATGCCTCTTTGTGCTTTTTCTTGAATCGATTTACTTCATGACCAAGTCGAGACCATTCTGCGCCGAGCTCTTTTATTTGCTTGCCTTCAATTGAGTGCTTGTTAATGCGTTCGCTAATTGAATTCAGCGCACTAGCCATTCTATTGAATTCAGCTATGTAACCCTCTTTGAATTGAGCTGCCTTTTTCCCTCGATACCCCATACACAAAAAAGTAAATCCGTCTTTAGTCATCTCAATGCATGGTAACTCTTTATTTTGCTCGCTAATGTAAGTTGAGTGCTTATAATTCAGCGCTCTAAATTCATCACTACAATCAAGCTTCCTAATGTCAGCAGTTACATTCCTATGGCTCTTTTGGAAAACATCAGCAACATTCTTTGAGTTGGTTTTCTGAACTCCGTTTTCTTCGTAAATTTCAATGTCCGTCATGACTACACCCTCTTGGTTGACGTGTTAAATATAGCAACTCATAACGGACGTGTCAAATACTACATATCCTTTTCTTTCAGCTTCTCAAGCTCAACAATAAACGCAGCGCAACACATCGCATGAGCTGAATGCGGTAGTCCAGATTCAGAATCCACCAGTTCACCACGCTGGATGGCAAACGTATGTCGCAACAATGCCGCTCTATAGCGCTCTAATCCATTCTCAACCTCTTGCCAAGAGTTGGGTGCGTACTTAACAGCTCCAAACGTTAACACCTTTGCAAGCTCATCTATGGCCGTTGCGGGGATTAGGTTATACATAGGTTTGTCTTGGTCGTATTTTAAGCCTTTCATAGTTTCGTCACTCCAACGATTACTTGCCCTTCATAGGCGTACATTACTTTTGTCTCATTCCACACAATCTGGCAATCATCCTCCCAAGCCTTACCGTTAAGCGAGTCCCATATCGCCTTCTCGTAGTTGTCATTGTCGCAGTTGTTCATCTTCCACTGACCGTTGAACAGTTCCTTTTTCTTATTGGACCACGACTTAGGCATTGGCAGGTAGATAACCGTTTCAACCTTAATAGGACCCGCTACCTTCTCAAACTCCATATGGTCCGTAATAACACCCATTGCAGTTCGGAAGTTTGTGTACTTCTTAGGGTAGAAGGTTGACCATCTTGTTACTCTAGGTCGACTTGCTGGTACTGCGTCTATGTTGAAACTGTATCTCATCGGATCACCATTAATTCCTTATCAATCAGTTTTTGCTGAGTCTCTTCCAGTGCTCGCAGGATGTCAGAGCTGAAATCGTAGTTTCCATCTGGCGACTTAATACGGCCGTCAATTAGGTCATGACAGCTACTGCAGGCGTAGACACCGAAGTTATCCCCGCATTTCATCCCCATACCTCCCTGAGAGCCAACGTGGGCGAAGATAACAGTATCAGGGTTGCCATTGCATACCTGATAAAAACGAAGCGTACAGGACTCATCACGGGCTGAATTTCGCACCTTCTTACTTCTTGCTAATGTCATTTATTCTGATACTCCAATGTTAGCCCTTGATGCTCATAGTGAACCTGAATCGAATCTCTAAAAGCGTTGTGCTGTTTTGTGGAAAATAACCGGGTAACCGGTAGGAAGTCCACCAGCCCCAATTGCTGTTCAATCTTCATCGACTCAAATTCACACTTGCTAAGTACAAACCGCGTCTTATCCCCATATTCCTCATCGGCCAGTAGGATAGGAAGCCCATGCTGCATTTTCGTAAGCTTGCGAACGTAATCAACACTCTCACCCATCCATGCTGCAATCTGCGGAATCCACACATGAACCTGAGCATTAGCATCTAGCGACCGCCTATCCTGGAAGCTTCCCGTTATCGGTGATGATGACTTGTCGAAGTGGTCATATATTTTACTAACCAAACTTGGCAAGTCATCGATACTTGATAGGGCGAATTTAGTCGCCATTACTTACCTCTGCATCTTCAATCCCTTCTCCAAGGCACTGAAGCGCGTAATCGCACGCCTCGTCCCTATCCATGCCGCAATCAACAATGCAGCAAATCATCTCTTCTAGTAGGTCTTTGCTTATTTCGAATTTCATATTACTTACCTCTCAACTGGTCAGAGTTTGCGTAAAATGTAGCAGCCGCAAATCCTCTTGGTGTTGCGCTACGGATGTTTTTAGTCTTTAGTGACTTGCCGCCTAATTTCTTGTGTTGGTCTGAATATCCTTTTTCAACATGGACAGGGTTTAGCTCTGGCCTAACAAACCCATTACCACACCAGATTCCGGTTTTCTTTGGGTAGGCATCGCGGGGCTTTATGTACTCTGGATAAATTGGATGAACATCATCTTTAGGTAGGTATCCGCCGTATTGCCAAGGGTCAAAGTAAAAGTCCGGCTTTCTCCACTTAGTACTAATTACGCTTACTGGATTTTCCAAAGCCCATTTGCATCCAATTTTTTCACCTAAATCGCGAACTAGGTAAACAAGAACCATGGCTTCATCTTGAAAGAATGGGTTTACATCAAACTTAGCTGGAAAGTGAGCGGCCCCGCTAACTGCAAGCTGTGTGCACTCTGGGAAGCCAAATACCATCTCAACATCAGTTCCGGTAATAGCTAGGATTTTATCAACGTCATCACAAGCAATATCACCTGTAATTTCAGTGCTAAACCACATCCCGACATTAAGTATGTTTTCGTGATCGCTTTTCGAAACGCCTAGAGGGTGTTGCCCGTCAAAGCAGTAACACAAGTAACCGGCATCAGCCCAAGGTTTTGCCATAATTCCTGTGTAGTCGAATAAAAATACAGCCTTCTTCATCATCATCACCTATATGTGTTAAAAGTTTACTTGCCAATCTTTGCGCTATGTTGAGCCAATCTAATCCACATTCTTGTTATATCCCTGCAATCATTACCTTTAATCTCGTAAAGCCTTTTCGGGTCGCACATTACAAGTCCGTTGTACCCTTGTTTTTTTAGGTCTGCGCGTCTCATTTCATTAATCACCTGCGCGTCATCTAAATTAACTTGTAGTTTTTCTATGGTTAGCATAAATAATCCTTAATTTTTATTGTTGCTCTGTAACGCTTGGCGTCCAGTGTTTATTATGTTCTGGCAGTGACTTAACGACGCCATTGTCTAGCCACATGTACGCAGGGTGAAACTTGGTTTCATGGTCTGCATATCTCGGGTCGTGACCGTAAACACCGAAGTATGTCCCGCCACCCTCACGGAACAATCTTAGTCCTATAAATGCTTGCATCTCATGGCGAATTCGAGACGTATCCAAGATGTCATATGATGTAGGTTCGCGATCTTTGCTGTTTTCGTTTAACTGGCAAAGTAGCACCACTGCAATGCCAAGGTCTGACGCTGTATTCTTTAGCATTCGAACATCATCACCCATGGCGTATGTCATTGGCTTCTTGCTGCAGTCATAGCTAATTCTGTGCGCGTGGTCGATAAATACAACTCGCAGCTTATTTCCATTGTTCTGCGCAAGCTGGCTTTGCTTTCTCATCTCGCTGCAGATGTACTGCATTGTCACATCCTTGCGGCCATCAATTGTAATTTTGCTTTTCTCTCTAAGCTCCTGCGCTGCAGTACCCCATTTAGCCATCCATTCATCATATTTATCTGGAAGGGCTTGGTGATAGTAAGCCTGTCGAACGTAAAAGTTAGCTGGTACGCCTGCTATTGCCGAAACGATTCCGTTAAACATACCTAGAGCTGGCATTTCAATGCTGAATATATGAGCCGACTCGCCTTCTCGAAGGTCGCAACGTGCTGCTATGGTGTTTGCAAAAAGAGTCTTACCATTTTTTGATGGAGCGCCAACTATCGTAACCTCACCAATTGCTAACTTCTGGTAGCCCAATCGCTCATCAACTTCAGGTATGCCACTCGATATTCCAGTGCGAACCTCAGATAGTGATCGTTCCATTTCATCGACCGACTGATCGATTAGAGTTTCAACGTCTAACGAGTCGTTCTGATTAAGTCTGCAGACTGATTTATCAACCTCACCCGCAACCTTGTTAATCTCATCGACAAAGTTTGTATTGGTGTTTGCTAGGTCTTCAATGCCTTGTTGGTAAGCTGACATTGATTTTCGTCTGATGGCCAAGTCAACAACCTTTCTTGCGTATGAAACTACATTTGCAACCGATCGCTTTTGCTTCCAGATATCAACAAAGTAACCAGTGCCGCCCATGTCATCGGTGATTTTGTCTGATATCAAGTTTAGGTCGAAAGAATTTCCTTTTGCGTTCTCTTCCATGAAGATATTAAAAATCAATCTATGAGGAAGCATGTAAAAGTCATCTGAGCTTAGAAACTCAATTCTTCCAAGTAATGAGCAATCTTCAAGTAAAGAACCTATTACGGCCATTTCAGCTTCTTGTGAGTAAGGTGGTGTTACTAGGTTCATTACATATTCCTTAGTGATTCAAGTGGATCATAATCTGCTAGTGGTACGTTTGATTGTTGTGCTGCTTTCTTGACTGGAACTCTCATCCATTCATCTTTGTAAGCTGTCCATCCTCGATTAGACCATTCATTCAGTATGTCGTCATTCGTATATCCGCGCTTTCTTGATAGTTCAAACTGCTTACCATGTTCGTTGATCACTCTCTGCGTAACTGAGCCTTTCTTTCTTGAACGAATCTCTTTGAACTCTTTTATCTCTTCGGAATTAAAAGCCAAGGGCGTGAAGTCTATTTTATTCTTACTATCCTTCTTACTATCACTATCACTATCACTATCATTCTCTGCTACTTTTGCTTCCTTTTGGTAGCTATTGCTAGCACTTGCTATGTTTTGCTGCTTTTGCTTTCCACCTTTCGAGCCCGCTTGAGCTCTGGCTTCGCACGTTTTTATGTACTTTTCATTATCTCTAATGAATTGGTTTTTGAAAAAGCTAAAGGCCATCTTTGTTAGTGGGTCGAGCTCTATATCTTCGCCCTTATGAAACGCTAACATCGCCTTAAAAAGCTTTCCTGCTTGCTCATCTGAAAGGTCGGATAAGACATCCAAGCTATCAACATGCAAGATGAATGATTTCTTTTTAAGTTCCATATATAATTAACCGTGAAAGTGAGAATGAATGCCCTAGCTTGGTCGGCGGGGCTTTTTTATGCCTGCAGCTTTGCAGTTTCTTCGTCTCGCCACTTTTCAAACTTCTTTAATAGCGGAACTGGAATTCTACGATTTACAGTCTCAAAACCCTTTGGCTTTCTTCCTGCTCCGCGTTCATTTTTCTTTTGCATAAGACCTCCTGATTGCCTATCTAATGTACCAATAATTAATTAATGGTGCAAGTATATTTAAATAAAAAGAGGTATTTCACCTCTCTTTCAAAACTCCGTTCATAACGCCTATCCGATGCATCATTGCCACTTTACTAAAACCTAACAGCTTTGCATTGACTGCATGCTTGTCCATTACAATTCTAATAGCAGATAAATCCTTGCGGTCAATCGGTCGTATTTCTTCTTTACACGCCTTGCAGATGGCTAGGAAGGCGTTTTGCTTCATTTCACACATTGCCAAGTCCTACCGCTTAATATGTTGTGAATGGTTTGCGGGGTAACTTCGAATTTAACCGCTATCTCCACTACCTTTAAGAACTCGGCCAGCTCACGAATTATAGGAATATCACCAGCTACTAACTTTGCACCTCGCGTGTTCGGTTCGTTAGTAAACTTCAGCCCGTGATATCTAACGACGTGCTCAACATTGTGCCTGGTAATTCCTAACTTCTTGGCTGCTTGGCTAATCGTGTGAGTTGATTGAAGTGGCTTAAGCGCCCCAACTCTATCTTTCATTTGAAATTCTGTGGTCATTATCACTCTCTCTTATAGGTTGGTTAAAGCGTCTTACCAATTTTACTGACATTCCCAACTAGGCGCCCGCGCTCTTGCTTTAGAAGCCCGATCTTTTTCTTGTCTTCGTATGCGCCTTTGCAGTTAATGCAACCTTCATCATGAAGAATGTATGAAAAAGTATCTGTATTGTAACTCTCTCCATCTGACTCATTTTGCAGCCTTTCTTCTTTAGCCCACTTGTACGCTACCATCAGGCAATTTTCTCTCACGTTCCAGTGAGGGTCGATAATCTCCCTCTGACTTCCAAAGTCAGTGTCGTCTGAAGCGCAGCAGTGCTCAAGATTGGTTACTCTCTGAGATTTAAGATCTGCAATCTCATCGCCAATCTCACCAATGCGTTTGGCTAGTTTTTCTAGTGTACTCATAGCTCTCTCACTTACTAATTGTTGGTTAATTTTGGGATTACATGCTCAACGCCAAGGACTCGAGCAAATGCTATCTGTAATGCAACATCGTTATCCTGAAGAACCTCACAAAGTAATGCTGCTTCTTTGTGGATCTTATCTCGAGCTTTTAATTGATTAGCGCTTGCCTTGTTCCAATCAACCACATCGCAAGCTAAGCGTATGTTCTTTGCTACATCTTGAATGTACTTGTGGAAAGTGGTCTTGTTTGAGTGGCGCTTATACAGGGCTCCACAAAGCAAGTTATAGCTATCACCTGATTCGTTACGATTCTTGATTAGGTGATCGAACATCCATTCATACGTCTCGATTTTAAGCTTTGGAGAAATAGCCAACGCCATGTCAATAAACAAAAGAGGGTGAATCCAAGTGTGCTGACCTCTACCTCTAGCCGATATCTTAACCTTCCCAAATTTTAACTCGAGCTCTTCAATAAACTCCTTAGTCCCCTTCGTTGCCATCCATGCTTTCTCGTTGAATTGAGATAGTCCGTTAACGATTCGGTACTTATTGCCAGCTTTTACCAAGTCGGTAGCGCTGAAGTATTCGGTTTTACTATGCTGAGAAACAGGCATTCCGAAAAGTTCACGCTGCATAATTACTGCTGTTTTCATTTTTAACCCTCTAAAGGTGTAAGCGATGTAAGAATAATAATACAACCTTTATCATGGTGCAATGGTTTTTATTAAAAAAGTTACCCCTTTTTATCTCACGCAATAAAAAAGGAACCCGAAGGCTCCTATTTTTTATCATCTGCCATCCTCAATATCATTGAGTCTGAATCTTTTCTTTGCTGAACTGGTTCACCGCTGAACTGTACACGTCTTGAAAGCTCTTTGTCGGCTCGTCTATCTTGAATAACTGGCGACGCTTCGGGTGTAACTGGTTGTGGTGCTTCTGGTTCTGGCATTGCTGCGGGTTTGCTATCTTCATTTAATACTGACCTTACTATTCTAGTTACTTCATCTGTATGTATACCGCGCTCTCTACACTCAATACGGAGCGCGTATAACTTAGCGTGAACATCTACGTCATTTCCGACTAAGGCGTCACGCACTGCTTGTTTAAGGCTCATCGCTCAAGCCTGTCGATCGCTGATATGGTTTGCGACTCATCGAAGCTTTCCCACATTGCATCAACGTAAACCTCGAAGTCTGCGTATTCCTCTTTAGTTGTATTGTCGAAGTCTACTAATAGCTCATCTATATATCGGCGCTTCCATTGTTGTTTGTTAATCATAATTTATTTCTCATTTGGTGTTGACTTGTAACTACTATAGTACTAATCTAGTTACACGGTCAAGGCGAAACGAGATAAATATGGAAAAGAAACAAAAGAAGTTTTACCTACCGCCAGAAGTGGCGAAAGGTATAGAAGATAAGGCTAAGTTAACCGGTGTTTCTGAAAGTCATTACGCTTCAGAAGCTATCAAGGAAAAATTAAAGCGCGATAAGCGTAAGTAGAAAGGTGAAGAGTGATGAGTGAATTGAATATTTACCAGCGAATCAACGCAGTTATGAAGGACGTTGATTACGTTAAGAAGGATAAAGCTGTTAGTGGTGGTGGCGCTAATTACAAGGCTGTTACTCACGACCAAGCAGTTGCTGTTATCCGCTCCGCACTTGTTAAGCATGGAATTGTTATTCAGCCAGTGCAAAAACACGGCGAGTTTCTGCAAATGCGAGACCTTAACGCTCAGCCAGTAGCAATTAAGATGGGTCTTTACTCTGGCTCTTACGATGTTCACTTTGTGAATATGGATAAGCCGGATGAGCGATCAACTGTATCTGTAGAAGCTCACGCAAATGACAACGGTGATAAAGCTCCAGGAAAGGCGATGACTTACGCAGTTAAGACGGCAATACTTAAGCAATTCACGCTAGAAACTGGAGAGGATGACGAAAGCCGAAATGAGTCATTCGATGTTAACTACATTAATGAAGATCAACAAAGACAGCTTTATAATCTTCTGTGTGATGGCAACGGTAATTACACTCAAAAAGGCATTAAGATTTCACAGGCTTACCGATTCGCAAACCTTCACGAGATTAAAGTTAAGAAGTTTGACCAAATACTTGAGGCGGCTAGCTAATGAATATTATCGAATCAATGGAGCAAGGGTCGCAAGAGTGGCTAGAGCTTCGACTAGGCAAGGTTACAGCATCTAAGTTCAAGGATGTAATGACCAACGGAAGAGGTAACAAACCATCAGCAACAGCAAAGACATACATGATCAAACTTATCGCTGAAATACTACGAGGAGAGCCGTTACCATTCTTTGAGAATGACGCAATGAAGTGGGGAACAGAGACGGAACCTCAAGCTCGTGCAATGTATGAGCTTAAGAATGATGTTGAAGTCAAAGAGGTGGCATTTGTAGAGTTAAATGAATTCGTCGGCGTAAGTCCTGATGGATTGGTCGGCGAAGATGGGTTACTTGAGATTAAGTGCCCTAACACAGAAACGCAAATTAAACGCTTCCTAGATGATGTTGGATTGCCAAGTGATTATGAGGCTCAAGTTCAAGGTCAATTATGGGTAACAGGTCGTCAATGGTGTGATTTCGTATCCTTCGACCCGCGCATCGATGTGGAAGCATCTTACATTCAGACTCGCGTTTATCGTGACGAGGAATACATTGCAAAGCTAGAAGAGAAAGTATCTATCTTTGTGGAAGAAATGAAATCAATGATCAACAAACTAACAGGTGAAAAATAATGGCTACTAAACTTTACGATATCGTTGTTAAAACTGGCGAATACCCTGACGGACAAGGCGGAATGAAAGGTCGCTACGAGAATATCGGCTCTGTGATGCAAGGTGATAACGGTCAGTTTGCCATTATCAAGCGAACGTTTAACCCGGCAGGTGTTCCTAACCCAGAAAATAAAGACTCAGTAATAGCTAGCTTCTTTGAGCAAAATAACAACCAAGGGCAGCAAAACAACCACCAACAGCAACAAGGTGGACACCAGAATAATCAACAACAGCAACAACAACAGTATCAACAACAGCAACAACAACAGTATCAACAACCGCAACAGCAGCAATACAACAACAACCGCGGATAATTTAATTCAACAATGCGCTCTACGGAGCGCTATAAGGAAAGAGTGATATGAATTTAGTAGAGTTGCAAAATAAAATACACGCACAAAACAAAGAGCTTGGCTGGTGGAATGAAGAGCGCCCATTTAGCACGTTTGTTTGCCTGTTCCACTCTGAGCTATCAGAAGCTATGGAAGGCGATCGCAAAGGATTGATGGATGACAAACTACCTCATCATCCAATGTTCCATGTTGAGCTAGCTGACTTTGTTATTCGTGTTTTTGATTACCTGGGTTCGGTTGGGTTTAGTGAGGCCGACTACGATGATGCTAGTTGCATGCTTGGCGATGAAATTGATGAACAAACGGATACCAGATTTATTGCTGGTATGCACCTCTGTGTAAGTCTTGCATTGTGCGAAGATGATGAAGGAAATTGGGGTGATTCATATTCAATTCTAGCTGGTGGAATTCTAGCTTCATTCATGCATGCGAAAAATGAAGGATTCGACCTAAACAAAATAATCCTAGAAAAAGTCGAGTACAATAAGCACAGATCTGACCACAAGCTTGAGAATCGAGCTAAAGAAGGCGGTAAGAAATACTGATGAACATAGACGACATTGAAACCAAACAGGAAGAGTAAGTTGTGAGTGATACTGAAAGAGTGGTGATAATCATCCCTACATGCCTAACCATTGCTGTATGGATTAATACACTACTGATGTTTAAAATCCATTGACAATGTACTAGGAGTTATCTGTTGTGTTAAAATTAAGCATAACTTAACTACTATGGAAGTCTTGTATGAATGAGGCGGCTAGAATGACCGACTTAGAGAACGACATTACAGGCCTAAAGCACGACTTTAACCGGTTAGAGGAAAAGGTCGATCAGTCCGTTATCAAGACTAACGAGTCATTGGCATTCCTAGCTGGCAACGTCGACAAGGTTAATGCGAACGTGGATAGGCTGTGCGAGAGAGATATCAAGGCAAGCGTTCATGAGAAGTACGACAAGGAATGGAAAGAGCGTGTAGAGTCTAACCAAAAGGAACAGGGTAAGCAGATACGCACCATCCTGGATGAGCGAAACAAGGAAAGTCAGGGTAGAAACTTCCTAACAAAGCACTGGCCATGGCTATTAATTGGCTCACTAGCGATAGCAGCTAAGGTGAAGGGGTTAATTTAGTTTACAAACCAAACCTACACGTCTATCATTGAGGAATAAATGTCATCACTCTTCATTTATCATCACTCTATCAAAAGCCCGCACTCATCAGCGGGTTTTTTATTGTCTATCAAAAATGCAATCTTACTTTCCATTTTTAGCTATTTCTTATTTACGCCAATCATTCATAATTGCTTTACCAACTAAAGAGGAGTGGTAAAGATGACAGTATACAAAAGTTACGAAGCAGCTAAGATTTCTAATCCGGGGTTCGATGTTTTAACTAAATCTGGAAAGTTTGTAAGTGAAAATGAACTTGAGCCATCACCTCACACTTACGAATATAGAGGTATCGCTAAATGCAACCCTGCCGACCACTGTATGACAGTTGAGAAGTTCTTGGCTGGCGGGTATAAGTTTACTATTGGCGATTTATTCCTAAGCAAGCTCGGCAGCGTGGTTAGAGTAACAGACCGCAGCGGCAGTAATATAAATATAGTGCAGAGTGGTGACTCATCGCGCTACGTTCTGCGAGCGGCGGCATTGGAAGAGGAAAAGCCGCGCACCAATATTAAATATGAGCGATGCGACTTTGTTGAGCGTTGGGAATACTTCAAACTAATGAGTGAAGAGGGTGATTTGTACGTCAATTGCACAGACTTAAGTTACGAAGGGTTTGGCGGTGATAACATTAACCTAGCTAATGCGCTGCATGATGGATCTTGCATATACCGCAGAATCGAAACAGAAATCACAGAGCGTGATGAGTTTATTGAATTTGTTGAGTCTAAGTGCTCAGAGCTAAGTGTTGATGGCGAGTGGTCATTCGCATGCATTGCTGCTGAGTTGTTTGATAGCGGCCGAGTTAAGTTTGTTAGTGAAGGAGATAAATAATGAATGATAAGAAGTGGGAGTTGATTGTTGAAGCTACTGCGTTCGACGGAAGTCAGACGTTTGCTTGTGAGGCTAAGGATGAAGAGGAAGCTCTAGCTAAGTTCAAGGCGGGATTGTGTGAAATCATAGAGGTTAATGTTGAGGTTGTTGAGTTGAGCAGTATCCCTATGGATATTGAAGAGTCTGACTGCATTAAATCCAGACTATCAGGTGACTTGAACGCTGAGCTAACAGAAGAGAATAAACAGCTACGTGAGTTTGTTGGGAGGCTTTCAAGATCACCCATACACGCAAAGCTTGGAACGAAGGGGCATAAGGGGTACGAGGAGCACTTGTCGTCAAGCTGGAAAGAAGAAGCAAAAGAACTACTAAACAAATAACGGAGTAAGAGTGATGAAAACATTTGAGACAGAGAAAGGTAACATTCCAGAGGGTGCGACAGGGTATCGAGAGCAAGGTGTATATATCGAGTGGTTTAGTGGTGAGTTTGGGTGCTGGAGGTTAATTGCATCTAATGCCCCATCGATGGATATGTGCGACACATTAAAGCCTGTAAAACCAATCCCACAAACCAAAGAAGTAGAGTGGGTGAATGGATTGCCTCCTGTTGGTGTTGAGTGTGAGTGGATTGGTGGCGGTTTAAATCACGGCGACTGGGGTCTAGTTATTGTTCATGCTTGCCATAATGATTTCGCATGGATTGAGAAGCTACGAGATAACTCAATGCATACTGTTGGCAATCCAGCACACTTCCGCAAGCCAGAAACCCCACAGCAACGTGAAGAGCGTGAGGTCAATGAGCTATGCAAGAGTGCGATTAATCTAATTAAGAAAGATAAGGAAGTTGATAGTTGCAATGTGAATGCTTATGCGAGCTTTGCAATTATGACAACTGTCAGGGCTATGATAGGTGCAGGATACAGAGTAGAGGGTGAGTGATATGGATTTATACCGAGTTTCTTCGTCTGGGATTAAGTTGCTGGATGTAAAAAAGGAAACTAGATGCGGATGGAGAGAGCATAACAACGGCTTTCTTAACCGCTCTGAGTTTAAGCGATACTCTAGATACACTAGTGGAAATTGGTTTTACACCACAAGCAGGAGTCAAGCTATCGATTGGGCTAAGGCTCTGCATCAGCAAATGCACTCAGACATAATGAATCTTGAAGAAAGTATTCGAGCTAACAAATAACAACTAACCCCGTTAATTCGGGGTTTTTCTATATCAGGGGTAATGATGTATAATTCAACAACACCCACTACCGAGGCAAATCCTATGCAAGGCACTAAAAACGGTAGACCTACCAAGTATAAAAAAGAGTATGCAGAGCAAGCAAAGAAACTGTGTGAGAAGGGCTTTACAGATAAAGATCTAGCAGACTTCTTTGATGTAACAGAGCAGACAATCAACAACTGGAAAGGTGATCACCCTCTCTTTTTTGAGTCCATAAAAAGCGCAAAGAAATATTCAGACGACTTAGTGGTTCAATCTCTATACAACCGAGCTATTGGTTACACTCTCACCGAGGAGAGAGAAGAGAAGTCTGATACCAGTGGCACCAAGTCAGTTAAGGTTAACAAGCAAATAGCAGGTGATACAACAGCTCAAATATTCTGGCTTAAGAATCGACAACCTAAAGAGTGGCGAGACAAGCAAGAGACTGAGCATAGTGGTGTGATTGGTAACGTAACATACACCCCCGAGCAATACGCCGAGGAGGAGAAGCTACTCAACGATATGGGTCTTGACTAATGATTGAGTGGGAGAGTTTGACTTTAAAAGGTAGAACCAGAGTTAAAGTAGATTCAGAGAGGTCGTTTCTCAATTTTACTCGTCTATGGTTCGAACTTATTCAGGGCGAGAAGCTGCTTGTTAACTGGCATCACCGATACATGGCCGAGAAGGTTGATAAGCTTATCCGTGGTGAAATGACCGCTAGCTCATTGCTAATCAACATTCCTCCAGGTGGTACAAAGACCGAGTTCTTCTCTGTTCATCTTCCTGCTTATACCAACGTACTCACTCAAACTAGGGTTCTTGATAGATTCAGGAACCTAAACCTTTCATTCTCTGACTCACTAGTTAAGGGTAACTCACGCCGCACTAGAGACATCATCGGCTCTAAGGAGTATCAAGAGTTATGGAGTTGCACGTTTGGCGTTAACCAAGCTGAAGAGTGGGAGGTAGTCAATGCAAAGGGTAAGGTTGTAGGAACTACCGTATCTCGCGCTACTGGTGGTCAGATTACTGGTAAGCGTGGTGGGTACTTTGGTGAGAAGTTCTCAGGGATGATATGTTTTGACGATCCGGACAAGCCGGACGACATGTTCTCCCAATCACGAAGAGAGGGCGCACACCGCCGACTAACCAACACAATCCGATCGCGTCGTGGTGATAAGTCTAAAGAGCATCCGACACCATTTGTAAGTATTCAGCAAAGACTGCACGTAGATGACACAACCGGCTTTTTCCTTCAAGGACGAATGGGTGTCGACTATGACCTACTTAAGATACCCGCTTTGGTTTGTGAGGATTACATATCCAAACTGCCAGAGCCTTACGAGTCACTATGTAGAGAGTCAATAAAAGGAACGGACTCACGCGTAGTTGGCGGCACTCGATATTGGTCATACTGGCCAGAGATGGAGCACGTAGATCAGTTGGTGGATTTATGGGAGAAGGACTCATACACATTTGAATCTCAGTACATGCAAGAGCCTACCAAGCTATCAGGTGGCTTACTAGACACTGCATGGTTCGGTCGCTATGAGCGACTACCTTACCTATCAGCTAGGTATGTTTACGTTGATACGAACTCAGGGAAGATAACCGACCGTAACGACTACACGGTATTTACTCTGTGTGGAATGGGTCATGATGGCAAGTTGTACATTATCGATATTGAGCGTGGTAAATGGACACCCTCAGAGCTTCAAATTAAAGCTGAGGAACTATGGGCTAAATGGAAACCGTTCGATCATCACTACCCGGCACCACTTATCAAGATGGTTATTGAGGATAAACAGGCGGGGCAAGGCCTTATTACTGACCTTAAGAAAAACTCACCCTCTGGAATTGTCGTAGAACCAAAGGAGCGCGGAGCTAACCAGAACAAGGTAATCCGTCATCACAACTGTCAGCCTAGGATTAAAGCTGGCGACATCATGATACCGATGACGTACAACGAGCAAGGCGATCAAGTTAAGCAGGTTGTGTACTGGAATAGCGACTTCGCAGCCTCAACGGATTGGGTAATGCCGTTCTTATCTGAGTGTGACGCTTTGACCTATGAGGTGTTACTAGACAAAGAAGACGGTTACGATGACCAATACGATACTGTGATGGATGCTATAGACGACAATCTGATTAGTGATGTAAACTCAGGTCTGTCATGGCTATAACTATGGAAGTCAAAATATGAACGCATTAAAACTAGTCACCGAAGCCCAAGAGGAAACCCTATTCCTTTTGTGGGATGAATACCAAGAAGTCTACACCAAGAACTGCGTTATCAACTCTGCAGTGGAAGCAATCAAACACCGACACCAGTCCAAACGTAAGCACATCACCAAGGATGAAACCAAGGCGTGTGTTGAGTATGCACTCTACGGCACTCTCATTGATGGTGAGGCAGGTTCATTTGGTGGTATCAGCCAGATGATTGATGTGGCTTACTCAGGAAAGCAGCGAGCTAAGACACCAGAAGAGCGCGACCACTTCGAGAGAAAGTGGAAGTTACTGCGAGGTATTAGCTTTGCATTGGAAGATATTTGTAGAGATTAACAGAGAGGAAATAAAATGAGTAATGAAAAAGAGCTTGGAATGTACGCGATTGCAACCGCTCCAGAGGGCAAGCTAACAATTGGAAAGTACGAGTTAATTCGCCAGGATGATAACTCAATATGGATTCAATGCGATGACGGAGGTCAATTTCCTGAGTCTGCACTAGAGAAGGTAATCGACAAGTACTACAAAGGAAGCTTTTAGATTAGCCACAAAACTCAAAGCCCCTTAATTGGGGTTTTATTTTATCTAAAGGTGTTGCAATTAACAGGGAATAGTCCTATTATTTATTCATACCAAGCGGCAAAGGAGCAAGAATGGTAAATCTACACAAGGCAGTTAAGAAGCTCTGTATTGATAGAGACTTAACTATAACCGAGCTTGCAGAGCGTATGGGTGTAAATAGAAAGACCCTTTACTCAGCAATTAGCAATGGAAACCCAAGGCTATCGACAATTGAAGGGATAGCAAAAGCGTTAAACGTAACGGTTTCGGGGTTAATTAGGGAGGGTGAGTGATGTACGAGTTAACTGATATAGAGTATGAGTTGTATAGGAGCAATGTTTTGTTTAGGGCTGCTTGTGAAAGCGCGTACATAAACGGATTCAGTAAGGAGCAAATGCTAAGTTACTTGTGCGTTCACCTTCTTGATGAGGAAAAGAGGCGACAAGACAAAGAGATTGAAAGGATCATCACCAGCGGTTCAAATCCATCATTTATAACAAAGAGAGGGTGAGTGATGGGATTTAAATACACGGTTGTTCTAGAGGATTGGTCTTTCGGTGAGTTAAATGACGCTGAAAATTATCAGGAGTTCGACAACCCAGAAGATGCTTTTGCACTTCATGATGAAATCGATGGAGTTATCGAAAGTAATGGGACTGGAGACTACCTGTTTAACGGAAAGGTTTTTGATTCAGTCGATGTAAAGGTAGAGAGAGCTTAACATGAACACTCGAATACTTGCCGACATAACACCAGAGGAACAACAAGCAGCAATAGACTTTGCTAAAAACAAGCCTCAAAACACGGAGCAAATGGTTATAGGTGATGACGCAGTATTTGAGATAAGTCAGAGCTGGAAGAAAACAGAGGATTGGGTTAAGCGGTATCTAGCTGCAACATTCCTAATCATGCTATCTGTAACGGGTGGGATATCGATGAATAATGACGACCACCACGATTTTGAACGAGTAAGAACAACGAACGCTAGAAAGGGAGAGGATGTATAAGTATGACTAAGTTAATAAGCACATGGGACGAGCTCGCGCAAGTGCTAGAGTCAGACACGCACCGCCTTGAAATCGGAGATTGCAACGGATGGATAATTACCAAGAACCCAAAGAGTGATAAGTTTTCCGATAGAAGGAAGTACCTAAGCACTCACACATTTTATGGTGAGCGGCATAAGCACTCAACAGCGCTACTTCAGTCTTGTGGTTTTAATGTTGAGATAGCGAATTGGGATAGCGAGTAATATCACGGTCTAATATTTGCAATACCTCTAATAGCCCGATATGATTGATCGGGCTATAACACCATGGAGGATATAGTATGCTTACCCTGTTTCGCAACACCGGCGAATCCTTTCGCGTATACAACGAAGTCACCGATGTAGAATGCATCATCACTCTTATCTCACACAATCACCCCACTTGCGTATTGCGAATCAATGGCGAAATGCAAGTCAAAAAGATTCCCGAACAAGTCGAAATAGACATCAACGAGTGCAATATCAACATTCTCAGCATCGATCGCGGTGTTAAGTTTGGTTTAGTTGCTCCACGTCACATTCTACTAAATAGGGTTTAATCATGAAGAAACTAATCGCACTAACTGCCTTGATGGTGGCGCTTCCCTCTTTTGCTGAAGATCGTTCGTACCAGATAGAGAATATGCTAGCTGGGTTCTATGCTTGTTACTGGCATTACGAGGAGCAAGGGGATTCAGAAAAGGCAGGTCAATTCTTATCTGAACACCAAAAGATGTCATCCTCATATGCCATCTACCTGGGTGATAGAAATAAGATCGACAGGTCATCACGCAACATGATTAAACTCGCTCACGAATACCCAGATAAAAACAGCATGAATGAGCTGTGCTTAATGGCACATGACAAGTTCATCAAGCCTACGCTATAATGTGTTATCTGCTATGGAAGCCGTTACTCTAATGAGGACTAAACCGTGGCAGATTTCATTCTATCCCCGCAAAATATTACAGACTTCAATCAAGGAGGCTCGTAATGGCTACTCAAAAAACAATCAGCATAACTGAAGATTGGCAATCATTAAACGACCTATCTGGAGCAGCTATTGGCACTCAGATTGACGCTCAGGTATCTAGAGGCCGAGGTGTTAAAGTTGCAACATCCACAACAACTCCAGATAGCACCATCGAAGGGTTTCAATTTGGCGTTGGTAAATTCTTTCGATCTGAACCTGGCGCAAGTGAGTGTTGGGTTCGCGCATCCGTGGATGGTGACCTAGGTAAATTAGAGGTGGAATACTAATGGCTGGAATAATACCAATTGACGGATTCGCAAGGGGTGAAAATGGAGGTGGCCCTTCTGAGTTTTCCGGCGCTCCATCAAATATATTAGTAACCAACAACGACACAGCAACAACCTCTGTCACAGCAATCCCTGACAATTTTGTAACGGCAAACCTAACAAGTCAGATGGTGGCGCCAGCTCCTGGTTACGATGTTGATTTCTCATCTGCTGGAACCAATACAGCAGAAGTTGAGCACGTAGGGGTTGACCAGCAATCATATCGAATAGACTTTAGCGGGACAATTACGGCTACAAACCCTGCATTCCTTGATACCTATATTGGACTAAAGATTGCTAGCGATTCAGGGCAAGAGTTTACAGGTGGAATTAAGTTCTACCCTGTTGGCGTCTCCTTTGGCGGAGTATCGCCCGCAATTGGTTTCTCTACCGTGGTTTTTGGTAGTATCGCTCCGGGCGAGAAGGTAAGCGTACAGGTGTCATCGAACACGGCGGGCGATTTAATTCTGACCGATCTGATCATGTTCGCAGTGAAGATAACTCCAGCCGGTTAGCGCCATGACAGTAGCAAAAACTATCTGCAGCGGTGTTGCTGTCATTCTTCTAGCTGGCCTAATTATGGGTTCGGTGGATGTTTACAGCTCAGTGCAAGCAAACACCAAGCACAGATTGGAAAGTAAAGAGGATAAGATGTATGAACTTCTGGTTGAGATAAAAACCAATCAGGAGTTTCTCATCAAGCGGTATGACGCCGAAGTTAACCAATAATAAAAGCCCCGTCGATTGGCGGGGCTTAGTTTTACATTTTGTTACTGGCCATCTCTATCATTGCTAGCCTATTATTTCTATCTATATCGGCCTGACTATAGACATCATAACCTGAAATTCTGTAGCCAAGTTTTGATTTGGGATTCAACTTTTTAACCTTTCCATTTTTTCTTTTGTTTTTACTTTTGGACACAATCACACTCCCGCAATTCGTTTAAGTTCGCTAATATTGACCATACTTCGGTGACACTTCTTCCATGCAGCTTCGTTATCTTTGATGTAGTCAGCTATGGTTGGTTGTTTCTTTTCTTCATCTAATTGAATCGCCAGTCTTGCCAGCCTATCAGCGCTAATAACATCGCCATTTACTGCAAGCCCTTTTGCCATCATTCTTAGTTTTGCACTTACGCTTAATTCACTCATTTTTCCACATCCTTCATTTTTAAGAAGCAAATCATTGCAGCGCGTAGTGGGTTTTTTCCATACTCCAATATATTTGCATGGATTTGATTATTTCTATCTATCTGTGGGTTATGGATTGCACACCACACTGTTAATCTTCCAGTTGGAATAGTGGCGATTCCATTCTCAGCCATAATAGGCCATGCGTCTGACGGGTTGCTGCAATAGTCGACAATGGAATCATCATCCGTATCTAGATAAACAAAGCTATCATCAGTAAATACGATATTATTATTTACAAGTAACGCCACTTCTTTATTAATCTCAAAATCGCTCATCTCTTCGTAATTCATCACTTCACCTTCCTATTTCTCAATTCATAAACTCGACCATACGATCGAAGTATTGGCTGTTTGATTGGGACTAGTTTCATTTTTCACCTCGAGTTTTTGCTAGTAGGTTTCCGTTTTGAGTCCCATTAAATTCCCTAACGAAATTTCTAATTTCATCTAGCTCATCATATGTTTTAGGTGGCATTACCTGCCTCATTGTCACACGTCTACCGTGTGATTCAACAATGAACGCTCTATTGTTACCCTTGCTCATTACTCCAACTGAGCACTCTGTAAACGACATATTGTTAATTGATTGACCACTGATGTAACTAGCGTCAATCATGTCATGAATCATACTTAACCTTGTTACTGTTTGGGTTATATTGTCATTTTCATCAACTATAACTACGTTAATTCTCATTTTTCTAACTCCGCTAATTTTTCCATCTTATTTAAATTGGTAGTTAGCATATCAATAGCTAACACCTCATCGCCATCACCGCAAATCGGAACTGGAACAAAGTTAATCCCATTTTTTACGAAGTGGTTAGCCATTTCTATAGCCTTTCTTAAATCTGCTGGGCTCGCTTTCTGTAACGCCATCTTCTTCATCACTCTGTTGTTTTGATGTAGCTATCTTAGCCTTAACTAAATGTTGTAGTCAAATTAATTATAACTTTTTCTTGCAACTATTTTTCATAACCATTAGTATTTAATCAAACGCAACCAATAGGAATTAAAATGGCGATTCAAAAATCAATACCGAAATCAAAAGAGCGAGCTAGTGTAGGTGTTTATGTAGACACTAAGGAAAGGTTCGATAACTTGGTGGATATGCTAAACCATAAAAACAAACAACACTTTGGCAATAAGGCGCGCAAGATTACCAAGGATGATGTTTTAAATGAATTAATCAGCGCATACACACACAAAGAAGAAGGTGAAAAATAATGACAACTGAAGAGCTAATCCTAGAAGCATTTGAATCAAACCCTAAGCAGATTCCACAAGGTCAGGAAATCTGGAAGATTGCAGCGCGTAACAATGAGAAGCCGGGGCGATTCACCAAGAAGCAAGTTAAGTCATATAAGCGAGTGGGGTTGTTATGAGTTACGTAGACGGCAAATACATCACAGACCCATTCAAACCTAGACGCGGAACTCAAGACCGCATGAGCAAGAGTAAACTGGTAGCTGTGAGAGAAAAGCGCGTGTTTCTAGAGAAGCTAGACGACTTCATGGCTGCTGTTAGTGGTGAAATGAAGGGTAACATGCGTACAGTTCACAATCGTAGTTTGGCGTGTAAGTAGGAGGGTCTATGAGTAAGAGAATTGGAACGCCAAGACCACCAAAGGCAGGTGCAATTAAGTTTCAGTATGGGAGGCTAGATGGGGAGTTAGATTACTTGGTTCTGTTTGGTGATGATGTACCACGATGTGATAGAGCTCTAGTTATGCAGCAATTTACATCAACGCAGTGTCGACATGACCATGTCAATAGCAAGGCTGTATTTGACCCTAGCTTTATTGAAGAGTTAGAAAAGAGAGGTTACGACACGAAAACAATTAAGTTCTACATTGAGAAGAAAGCAGATTAACTATTTAACGGAGAGTGTGTGATGATTAACAAGGCGATTATTTTAGTTGGAATTCAGGTTTTAGTTGTTGCGTTTCTTCTTGGTCTAGCTGTTGGTATTGGATTGTAACCCAAGCCCCATTTGCTAACGTAAGCGGATGGGGTTATAATTACGGAGTTGATTTGGCGTGAGACCCCGATGAGACAAGTGAGAGGATTTACTAGAAAGCTTGGTGTTAGTCTAAATATTTGATTAACCGGTCTCAACAAGTTTTCTGCTAAATCCTTTTTTATTGCCTATCAGAAAATCACTCCAAGTCGCTAATGTCTTTTTAGCGCAGTTTACCATTTAAAACTAAACGCGAAGCAACAAGATTCACCTTGGTTCATGTAGGTAACATGGCGCACAACTTTTTATCTATCTAAGCTTAAGCGGCGATAAATGCTCACGTTATTGGTGGTAGTAAGACAGTTTTCACCCGAGAGTCACGTCTCACACAAAAGGGTTGTCTAATACGGTCTGGGGAGTCCTAAACTCTCGTGGCAATACTTGATAGATAAATACTATAACTTTAAATCTAGAGAATGGGTCTATATACCACCCACGCTTAGATTGGACTATGAGAGAAATATAATGATTAACCTAATGAAAGGCGACTGCCTTGAGCGCATGAAAGAGATTGATAGCGGTTCAGTTGATATGATTTTGAAATCATGTTATTATTGATATTCAACTATAGGGGTGTTTATGAATAATAACGATTTAATGATTGGTGTCGCTGGCGAGCATCTAGTTTGCTTTGACTTAATAACGAAGGGGTTTACCGCTTTTATGACTGAGCAAGGTTTACCGTATGATTTAATAGCTGATATAGATGGAAAGTTAACAAGAATACAAGTTAAGACAACTAGGACTCATAGCGCAACGCCACAAAGGAAGAACCATTATCCTTCCTACACTTTTAATATTAGAAAATGCGGTAAAGGTGGTCGATCTTCTTATTCTGGAGATGATGTAGATTTGTTTGCGTTGGTTTGTGTAGATACTAGGCAGGTTGGCTATGTTTCTATGCATGATATGCCGTCAACGCTTTCTGTTAGAGTTGATGCATTTAAAGGTAAGTATCTAAATGAGGTTCAAGAGGCTAGAGCGAATAAGGTTTTAGAGCTTAAAGCACAAGGCGTGACAAATACAGAGATAGGGAAAATTGTTGGGATGGACAAGTCGGTGGTTGGTAGAGTTGTTGGTGGTAAAAGCAAAAAGACCGAGCATGGCGTTTATTTTTCAGATTTAACATTGGAGAAAGCGTTGTGATTACATTAAAAAGAGATGAGCTGACCGAAGGATTGCAGATTGAGCCAAATACATTAATAAATGATGACTGCTTAAATGCAATGAAGTTTATTCCTGATAATTCAATTTCAATGATTCTAACCGATCCACCTTATGAGCTATCAAAGAGTAAGGGTGGCGGAATGATGGGTAAAGGCGGCCGCAAGTTCATGGAAGAGGTTAGAGCTGACGACATGATTGACGGGATTAATACATCGATGTTTCTTGACTCGTGCCTATCACTATTTGACAAAAAACAAAAGTTCTGTGGTGTATTCACATGCTCAACAAAGCAGGTTATTGAGTACATTACTTGGGCTGAGGAGAACAAGCTTCAATATGGCATTGGCGTTTGGCACAAAACAAACCCCGCACCACTTTGTAACTGTAAGTACCTAAATGACGTTGAGTATTGGATTTACATCAAAGGCAACAAGTCAAAGATACTCGGTAACTATCACACCAAAAGCATGGTCTACACCTCGAAGGTAAACAAGAAGGATAAGTCAGAGTTTGGACACCCGACATGCAAGCCAGTTGAGCTGATGGAGAAGTTCATTACAAATCACTCATCCGAAGGTCAGACCGTTCTCGATCCGTTTATGGGAAGTGGGTCGACAGGCGTAGCAGCTAAAAACCTAAACCGTAACTTCATCGGTATTGAGTTAGATGATAAGTATTTCGAGATAGCAAAGGAGCGCATTAATGGCAAATAACAAAACTCTACTAACCGCTATTGAACGGAAGCGAAAACAGATAGCAAAGCAGCGTAAGAAGTTAAAACACGCTAAGAGTGAATTAGACAAAGACACAGCGCGTAATGAGATAGCAAGACTGGAAACTGAAATGCTAAACATGCAGAATCAGATTAAATTTAACCACGCGGTTAATTAATGCAGGAGTGGGAATGATGACAAGTTACGTAGTTAAAGCGCCAAACATAAAGCATATTCAAATCGACAATGACGAGCTTAGGTACTATGAAGAATTCCTGACTGATGGCGTGTTAATAACTCTACCAGTCGGTCAGTGGGTGGTTATGAAAATAGAAAACAACACCGCAACCTTCAATTCACGGAGTTGGATGTATTGGTGATGGGGAGTTCGGAACAACCGGCAAATTCAAAAGTATATATGCAAGATACAAGCACATGATAGAGCGATGCTACGTAGAGGGAAGTGACTGGTATGGCACGTATGGCGGCGTTGGTATCTATGTTTCTGGATCATTCTTGAATTATCAGAACTACGCAAAATGGTTTGTCAGCAAGTGCGAAGAAATTGACGAGTGCCCATACACAACAAGAATGCAGGTAGATAAGGATAAGTCTGGCCTTGGGTTTTACGGGGAGGAGAGTTGCACCATTATAAGTCCTCAAGAAAACTCTGAGCTGTCAAATTCAAAAAAATACACGTTCCAAGATGAGAAAGGAAAGGTGTATAAGGTTTTTAATATGCAGAAGTTCTGCAGGGAGAGGGGGCTTGATGCGTCTTCAATGGTATCAATGTGCAAAGGAAAGCTAGTCTTTTCTCAAGGCTTCTCTAGGGTTGGTAAGTTTAGAAAGCCAAGCTCATCCCCAATGCAATGCGGATTGAGGGGTGTTATCTGGTCCTCTAGAAGCGGGAAGTGGGAATCAAGAATAACCGTGTCAGGTGAATTTAAACACCTTGGGATTTATGATGACATGTTTGAGGCTATATGCTCAAGAAAATCAGAGGAGGCAAGAAATGAAAGAATCAAACAGTCGCGCTAACCGCGGCGCTGGCAATCACGGCAAGGCATACAGAGAGTCGAGTTTCTGGGATGCTATCGAGAAGAAGAAAAAACAGCAGCAGAAAGATAAGGATGGGAAGTCATGAAAGTATATGTAGTTACGGCTGGTTACGAATACGAGGGTAGTGATGTAATTGGTGTTTACTCAACCTCGAAGCTTGCGCAATCTTGCGTCGATAAGATGGAGGCTGACCCTAAATGTTACTTTGATAATTATGAAACTGAAGAGTGCGAACTTGATGAGTAAAACTAAGCCTCCAATTACGGAGGCTTTTTTCATATCTGAAGTAAGTGATGTATACTGTAAGTGCGGATAGGCTAGCTACCGAAAGCAACAATACCCGATGTTGTTTCCGCAAAATCATTCGGGATCTATAGGGGTATAGAAAATGAAAATTCCAAGCGACATGACGGAAGGTTACGTACACAAAACCAGTCATGGTGATATAAAAATAATAAGCTACACCACCTCAAAGAGTGTTTTAGTTAGATTTGTTAGCACTGGTTATGAGGTTGAGACGAATACTCAAAACATTAGAACTGGAAGAATAAAAGACCGATTAACAAAAACAGTCCACGGCGTTGGTTGTATAGGCGATGGCAAGCATAAGCCAACATCCGGAAGGAACAGAACAAAGGCTTACTCAGTGTGGTGTGGAATCATTGCCAGATGCTACAGTGTTAATGATAGGGAAAAGTACAAGTGGTATAACGACTGCTCAGTTAGTGCTGAGTGGCTTAACTTTCAAAACTTCGCAGACTGGTATGAGAAGCAACCAAACGCCAATAGAGAATACTTTGATATAGATAAGGATGTTCTAATTCACGGCAATAGAGTCTACTCAAAAGATGCGTGCATGTTGGTTCATAAGGATGTCAATTATCTATTTCTATGCGACAGCGATAAATCCCTACCTGTTGGGGTTTGCTATGACAAGCTAGCTAATGGGTACAGATCGAGCTGCTACCACTCAGGGGTTGAGCACGGCATTTTCACCAAAGACCTAAAAGAAGCCTGCAATCATTATGTGATTGAGAAACTAAATTCTGTTAAAATTGCACACCAAAAGCACTATTCGGGGGATGATTTTATGAAAGAAGTCCTCACCAAGAAGCTAATTTCATTCCTAGAGGATAACGGACATGAGCAAGCCTCACATCTCATTAAAGGATGGTAAGCCATCCGTTACGCAAGGCGGCAAGACGTTTATATCAGATTCGCTCTCAAACGTTCTTAGCGGATTAAACACCCCAACCGACCCGAGATCTTACAATACATTCAACCTCTCAAATCACGGTGTGCATGACTACCTGTTCACGAACCCGATGCAACTGTACAGTGCATACCGTTCTTCATGGTTAGCGCGTCAAATCGTAAACACCCCCGCTAAAGATGCAATGCGTGAGTGGCGTAAGTTCACCTGTAAAGACTCTGAAAATATCGAGAAGGCAGAGAAGAAGCTCAACGTATCATCTAAGTTCACCGAGTTAGCATCACTGGCTAGGCTGTCAGGCGGTGCGATTATGGTCATGATGATTGAGGGGCAAAACCTAGCCGAGCCTCTGGATATCGACAAGGTCAAACAGGGCTCACTTAAAGCCGTGCAAGTATTCGACCGATACGAGCTATCTTGGTCACAGCAAAACATCACCGACCCGCTAAAGGATAACTTCCTTATGCCTGAGTTTTACATGATCGCAGGTGGTGAGCATTCAATGATTCACCACTCAAACTGTATCGTCATGACAGGCGCTGAACTTCCTCGGCTTCTTAAGCGAATGGAAGGTGGCGGTTGGGGTGATTCAACTCTACGTCAGTGTATGGAAGATTTGACCGATGTTGTCGCCTCTCGCGCTGGTGTGGCCGCTTTATTGCAAAAGGCTAACGTTGATGCAATTAAAACTGCAGGCCTCAAGAATGCCCGTACAACTGATCAGGAAGACGCAGTAATTAAGCGACTGCAGCTATTCAAGATGGGTATGAGCAATCACAACCTGGCTATACTTGATGAAACTGAAGACCTAATTCGAATGGGTGCACAGTTTGGCGGTACATCCGAAGCCCTAAACCAGTTGATGATTTGGATTAGTGGCGCGGCTGATATCCCAATGACTCGCTTATTTGGCGTTCAATCAAAAGGCATGGGCGATACAGGCGCGGGTGACCAGAAGAACTACTTCGACTCACTACGTTCAGAGCAAGAGTCTAAATACCGAATTGCACTAGAAACTTTAGATGAAGTAATGGTTCGCTCTGCTTTGGGTAATTACCCGGATGATTGCGAATTTACTTGGAATCCTCTATATCAAGAGTCAGGTCTAGAGCAGGCTCAACAGCGACTTGCAAACATCCAGGCTGACCAGATTGACTTAGACATGCAGGTAGTTACCGTGTCACAGCTTCAACTTAAGCGTCAGGGCAATGATGACTATTTCTATAACGAAGCTGACATTAAGACGCTTCAGGAATACGAGAAAGAACAACTAGAGGTGCGTACAAATGGCGAATCAGAACCAGACTTCTTTGGAGCTCCTAATGAGGAAAAAGCAATGGATTCACTAAACAACGGATACGTATCAGTAAAACCAAGCAAGGAAACTGCTGATAAAATTAGAGAGCACCTTGAGAGCATTGGTATTGACGGATTTATTGATCCCTCAGAAATGCACGTCACCTTGATGTACTCAAAAGATGGAATTAAAAACGAATCAATCTCTAAGAAGTCATACTCTGCAAAGCAGACCGGTAACCCTGAAATCATGGGGAATGATCCGTGGAGAGCTCTCGTTATCCACCTTGACTCTGAAGACTTAAATTCTAGACACAAGGAAATCATCAACCTTGGAGCTAGCCACAGCTATGATGAGTACAAGGCGCACATAAGTCTAAAATACTCACCTACAGATGAAGATCTAAGTAAGTTAATTGAAAGTCCAATTAGCATTGGTGAAATTATTCTTGATGGTGAATCATGGGAACCAACCAAGTAAGCCAACTAGAGGCTCTTACCAAGATGAATGAAGAGTCTCTAAAAAATAGAAAGCTAAAGTCGGTGAAGCCATCTGACCAGATAGAAAGCGAATACCGTAGCTACATGCAGGCTCTAGTTAAGGAAATGGCTAGCGAGGTTAAGGTTGGCCTTCTCCCTATCATCAAAAAGAACAAGCCTAACTACGTAAAGGATAGTTGGGCTGATGATGTGACCAGTTTCTTTGATGTGTTTCGCGCCAAGTGGTCGAGCTTTCTATTTCGTAACAAGGTTCGCGCCGACATTCAAAGACCGCTATCAATGGTTGAGTCTAACACCACGGCTCAGTTCCTGAAGAATGTAAACAAGGCTGTTGGTGTGGATGTGTCGGGCATGTTGAAGAGTGAGGGCATTGAGGCTGTAATGACCTCGGCACTTCAGGAGAATGTAACCCTCGTAACTTCGCTGCCTGATGAATACCTAAAGCGCATTGAGTCGATCGTTTATTCTGGAATGCAGCAAGGTAGATACCCTACAGCGATTGCAAAGGACTTACAGGAGGCGACCGGCATTTCATGGCGCAGAGCTAAAACCATAGCTCGCGACCAAGTGGCAAAGGTTAACAGTGCGGTTGATTCAGAGCGCAGCCAGAATTTAGGTATCGAGTTCTATCGCTGGAGCACATCTGGAGATAGACGTGTAAGTGGCGACCCGTCTGGCAAGTATCCAAAGGCTAAGTTGAAATGCTACATGATTGCAAAGGCTGACATAGGATTTGGCCAAGGCGTTTACACCTACAAGCACGGTGCGGATTATGCGGGAGAAAGTAACTTGCATCCTGGAAGTTGTCATATTTTATGTCGCTGCAGAAGAATCCCACTGATCGAAGGTGTTAACTGGGAAAGGCCTAAAAAGTAGCATATAATTCATATTCATTGTCTTAATAGCGAGGGGTGGATATGAGAATTTGCACAGCGTGTGGAGAGGTTAAGGAGTGGTCTGAATTTAATAAATCCATAAAAGGGGTTAATGGACATGCTGAGATCTGCAGGGAGTGCAGGAAGATAAGAGCAGCTGAGTACAGGTCAAGAGAAAACACAAAGAAGAAAAACTACGAATACCACAGAAGCGACAATTACAAAAGAAGAGCAAGAGAGAGAGGGTGGTCAGGAGAGGTGGGGGTTAGAGCTGTAAATAGGGAGATAAAAAGAAGGGAAGATAAATACGTAGCATCATTTAAGTACATATCAAGAGATGAGGCTTATGAGTTTTCTCTTCCTAGGTATTTCGAGGGGGCTGAGTGCAAATGGGGACATATCTCGGAAAGGCAGACAGCGAATGCAATGTGCTTACAATGCGCCAGAGATAGGTGGAACAGTGATGACAGCAAAAAGAAAAGCCGAGAATACTACGCAAAAAATAAAGTTTCTCTTCTTGAGTCTTCAAAGAAGAGCTACAGAGAGAGATACAAGAACAACCCAGAATTCAAGGCGGCTACAGCTGCTAGAAATATGCTTAAGCGTGCAATTAGTTTAACTGGATCTCAAAAAAGGTGCTCAACATTCATAGAGATTGGTTACGAGAAAGAAGAGCTAATGATGCATCTTGAGTCTAAATTTGAGAATTGGATGACTTGGGATAATTTTGGTGATTGGCATATTGATCACATTGTACCAGTTTCTCATCTGGTGAAGTCTGGAATTACCAGCCCAAAAGCAATAAATTGCCTTGATAATTTATCTCCAATATCAAGGGAGGAAAATATGAATAAAAGATGCAAATTACCACAAAGTGCTTTATATGATAAAATAATGAAAAAGATCGAGGAAATAAACAATGAGGCTAACAGTAACTGATCTTCAAACATCCGCTCAGGTTTCCAGTAGGCAATACACAGAGGATGGATTCTTAAGAGTTGCAGTTAGAGGTGCTAGGGTTGGAATTCAAAAGTACCTAGCGTCTGAGTTGGGCCTTAAGGATAGAAACCCTCAAGATGTGGTGAATGTACTTAGACCGCCAGAGGAGGTCTTTAGTGCAGACTCTCTTCAGTCGTACAAGGATGCTGACTTTACCATTGAGCACCCTGACGACATGGTCAACCCCGATACATACAACTCTGTTTCTGTGGGACATATAACATCAGAGGGTCGTCGTAGTGGTGATTGGGTTGAATTTGACTCAATAATCAAATCCAAGGAAGGGATTAAATCCATAGAGAGCGGACTAAGCGGTGTAAGCATGGGGTACTCAATGGATATAGACTCATCCAAGGGTGTATGGGCTCCAACAGGCGAAGACTATGAATTTGTTCAAAGAAGCATTATAATCAACCATTGTGCAGCAACTGCAAATCCAAGAGCAGGAGCTAGCGCTAAAATATTGGATAATAAACCAAAGGTGCAACAAATGAAAATTACCTTAACTGATGGCAATACTATCTCCGTGGATAGTGAAGAAAAAGCCATGCTAATCCAGTCAGCGTTTGACTCACAGCAAAAGCGCCTTGTTGATGCTGAGAGCAAACTAAAAGACATGGAAGAAGAGAAAGATAAAGCTGAAGCTGCTAAAGATATGGCTGCTGAAGAAAACGAGAAGATGAAAGACGAACTAGAAGAAGAGAAGAAAAAAACCTCTGATTCTAACCTTTCAGCTCTAGTTGCTGGCATTGCTAAAACAATGGATTCAGCTAAAAAGATTGCTGGCAAAGAGTTTGCTTGTGACTCAATGAATGAGATTGCAATTAAACGCGCCGCTCTGTCTGATGCTTACCCTAAGAAAGATTGGAAAAATCTATCTGACGCGGTTATCTCTTTTGCCTTTGATGAAGCTGAAGAAAAGAAAGCTGAAGACGAAGATGAAGATAAAGACAAAAAAGAAAAGGCTAACGATTCATTCGCCAACCTTGGCAAAGACGCTAGCAATCTATCACTAAAAGATTCTGAAACAGTTCGCGTAACTGCTCGTGATAGCTACCTAGCTTCACGTTACGGCAAGAAGGATAAGTAACCATGGCAATTGCAATTGACACATTCAATAAACTTCGTGGCGTAGCGTATTCGGGTCAAGTATCTGATATCAACGTCGCTCGCATTGACTCTGGCTCAAACCTTGGTTCCCCTGCTATCGCTTTTGGTGATTGGGTTGCTGTGTCTGGTGGCGGTGATGGAGTGAAATCCATTGGTGCTGTAGCTGATGCTAAAGATATTCTTGGTGTTGCTGTTCGAACTCCAGCTTGGGAAAATGCTTCATCTGGCGCTCCATCTTACGCTCAGTACGATATCGTTTCTTACCTAAAGTCAGGTCGAATTTTTGTTAAGGTTAATGGCGGCTGTACTCGCGGAAATAACGCGTTTGCTCGAACTGTTGCTGATGGCGCCAAGCTTGTCGGTCAAACTGACGGCGCCACGGATGCGGGTAAGAATATCGAAATCACTGGCGTTAAATTCGCTCAAACTGTTGCTGATGGTGAGTTCGTTGAACTTGTTCTTGATGGCAACCTTGTAACTGGTTAATTGGGAGTTAATAAATGAAAGGCATTAATCTATACGACGCGGCTCCAACTGCTGCTATTAGCTTCCTTCAACAACAAGCTGCTTTTGTTGAGTCGGAAATTTACCGAGTTGAATACCCTCAGTACAAATCAAACGTGCTTTTGGATATTGACAGCTCAGCTCCTGACTGGTCTAAAACTGTAATCTTCCGCGCTGTTGATGGCTCTGGTAAGCTTAAATGGATGGGTGAGAACTCTACTGATGTTCCAACTGTAGATATCGCTCAAAGCCAAGGTTTCCACAAAATCAAAACAGCCGCTCTTGGTTACACTTACACGCTAGAAGAGTTGAATTACGCATCTCTAGCTGGTGAGAACCTAGACGCAGAACGAGCAATGGTTGTTCGCGATACTGTTGAGCAGGGTCTAAACCAAATCTACCTACTTGGTGATACTGAAGCTGGTTACGAAGGTTTGTTTAATGGCGCGTCTGTGCCTAAGACAACTGCTGCAACTACTATTGCTGCCGCTATCGCCGCTAAAACACCAGAGGCTATCATTAAAATCTTTGGTGATGCTTACACGGCTGTTTACTCAACGCAGACAAACACAATTCATAAGCCAACTGTTTTCGCTATGCCTACCGATCAGTACCTTGCCCTGATGCAAAACTTCTGTAACTTTGGCAACGCGTCAAACATCAGCTACCTGCAAGCGCTTAAGATTGCATTCCCAGACATGACTTTTGAGGATGACATCAACCTTAAGGCCGCTGGAGCTTCTAGTAAGGATCGACTCGTTACTTACAAGAAAGATATCCGAGTAGTTAAAGGCCATGAGCCTATGGGTCTTCGATTTATGGCTCCCGCTACCGCTGACAATATCAACTTCAAGATCCCTGCAATGGTTCGATCTGGCGGTACTGAATGGCGTATCCCTAAGGCAGCTCATTACACCGACGGTATCTAGCCATGACGAAACTAGTAAATAAAGATAAGGTCGACCTATCCGTTTACGACGGTGACGCTAGAGTTACAATCCCTGCCGGTGGAACCGCCGATGTAGATGGTCGAAAGAATTGGGATGAAAACCCATTCGTTATGGCCGGGTTGCTTCAAGTTGTCGAGGATAAACCAAAGGCAGATACTAAGCCTAAAAAATAGACAGCTCTACAAACCTTGAAGTTTGATATATAATTGCCCCTATATGGGGCTTTATTTTTTGGTGCGCAATGGAAATTACAGATCAAGTTATTTCAGATTTTAGAGAGTGGTATGAGGAGTTTTCTGATACTACCGTTTGGTCTAACCCTTCAGCACTGAAAGCGCTATTGAAGGCTGATCATTTCACTGGCAGTTCTCGATGGGGGTCATACCTGTTTAATCTGGATTCATCTCAGGGCGAGGTGAAGGTTAGCTACAAGGCTAAGGGTTTATTCTCATACGCAGCTCATATCCTATCTATCAGCAATGCAGCTAAGAAAGTAACACAGATGGGTCAGATTGCATCTTCAGTAGCCCCAGTGTCTAGTAAGTCAGTTGCTAGTGAGTCAGTTGGATTTGCTCGCTCTTCCGGTCGTCCGGGTGCGACTGGTTTTGATGACCTGTTAAACTCGACCACTTACGGTCAAGAATATCTTGGGTATTGGGAAGCTGCATCTCAAGGGCCAATAATGGTATGAGTGTTAAAGTATCTGGCGGGACTAAGATCGCATCCAGAGTTGCGGAGTTAAAGAGAAAGTTTCGTGATGCTCCGACTGTTTTGGTTGGCGTTCCTAAGTCTGCCGGTAACTATGAAGATGGCGTTCATACCGCAACAGTAGCTGCAGTGAATGAATTTGGCTCCGCTGATGGTCGAATTCCCGAGCGTAGCTTTCTTAGGTCGGGTATTGAAGATTCAAAACCTCAGATAATTAAATTGTACAACAAGATGATGCCAGATGTGATTGATAAGGATTTGGATATCAGAACAATCCAATCACTAGTTGGAGAGTTGGTTGTTGGTAATATTGTTCAGAAGATATCAGAAGGTATCGAACCGCCTAACGCACCAAGCACAATTAAAGCAAAATCAAAAGGTACTGGCAGTTCAACGCCTTTGATTAACACTGGCCATCTAAAGCAGTCAATCACTTACGTATTATCACTACCGGGCGAAGATATTGAGGAAGGTTTATGATTTCAATGCTAGGTCAAATAGACCAGAACTTTGCAACGCATAATGTGTCGTGCAAAAACTTTGGTGTCGGTGATTACAACCAAGATGGCATCTGGGAAGATACGATCGAACCTGAAGAATTTACTGCTGTAGTTAACCTTCAGAATCTGGATAGAAATGCAGTTGAGTTTCTTACTCAAAATGGCGGGACTGTTGACGTTCAGCATGCATTCTTTTTTCACCTAAATACCGGCCAACAGGTTTACCACGAAAGGCAATTGCTAACCGGCACTATCAAGGCGAGCATAGTTAGCGTTCTGTTCCATGGTGAGATTCGTAAATTCAGGGTCAGATACGCAGATAATCGTCCTCATCATTTTTTCTGTTCAGCTTATATAGAGATGCTTAAAGATGTTTAATATCGAAGAGCTAAATAAGCCATTCCAACTTCTTATCCACTACGCTACCGGCTTGCCACTTAATCGAATTCTAGTGGCTAACCAAGCTGAATCATCCCCGCGCGATCTGTTTTGCACATACAACGTTCAACCTATCGGAACTCAAGGCGCGCCGCGTAGAGAGCAATTCTATGTTCCTGCTGAAGATTGTGACATACCTAACTGGGAAGACTCAGAAGAAACTACCATTCAACGCGTAAAGGTTCGCGTAAGCGTGCAGTTCTTTCGCGATGGTGCTCGCGATGCGGCGTGGAAAATGCTTAAGTCTAACTATCGAAATTCAGTGTCTGAGCACTTGCTTAGGAATGAAATGCAATGGTCTGGTGCAACGACTCCTAATAACCTAACAGACCTTGAGCAGGCAGAATATCGCCAACGCTATCAGATGGATGTAAACTTGATAGTTGAGGGTAAAGTTAAAGACCTAGTGCTAATAGCTCACTCTATCGGATGGAAGATTGACGATGAAGATGGCAATGAATTAGCCAGTGGTGATACAACGGATCCAATCGTGGTATAATCCAACAAACACAACCGAGGACTAACAATGTTTCCAGTAAATAAAATCGTCCAAGTTAATGAGTTTATCCAGGCTGGTGGCCTCGGTTTCGTTAACTTTGGCAAGACTTGCGTATTTGCGCTAAGTGCTGAATTAACCGGCGGCACTCAGTGGCCTGTTAAGACGTTCAAAACATTCAAACAAACATCTGAGCTTGCTGCTTATTTTGCTGAAACAACTGAGACATACAAACTTGCCTCTCGTTGGTTTGCTAATAAAGGCGGTGAGCTTTTTCTTTATCTGCGCGATGAATCTAACGACAGTGTGATCACATCTGCTAACGATGCTCGTGGTAAGAAATGGTTTTATAACAACCTCTGGACTAAGGATGTAACGTCTGTTGAGGCTGATGTTATTTTACTTGCCGACTGGTCGGATGCTAACAAGTCATTCTTCTGGATGGCCTCTGATAACCCTAACGTAGCAGATGAAAACAAGTCCGATGATATCGCATCTGTGATTATCGCTAAAGGTAATCGCCATGTTGCTATTGGTTATCGTCAAGCATCTTCTGTAACTACCGACTCAAGCCAGATTTATTTCATGGCTGGTCTTGCTGCTGAATTTGCCAAGGTTAACTACTCGGGCTTACAGACCGCTATCACCGGTGAGTTTAAATCAATCATTGGCGCAATCGCTGAAGACCTATCACCTAGTGAAATTACAGGCCTTGAAGCTAAAAAAGTTGTGATGTACACAATCACAGAGGAAGGCGATCAGGTTGATATGGGAGTAACCCTAAACACTTGGTCGATGTCATCTTACGGTGAGTTCATTGACGACGTAATTAACGTTGATGCAATGTCTTCTGGCCTTCGCGTTACGTGTTACAACGTATTTCGCAAGAACAAGAAAGTACAGCTGACTCCACGCGGCCAAGCTCAACAGATTGGCGCTGCTGATGCACTGCTGAAGCAATACTTTGATAATGGTGTGTTGGGTGCTGGTTTGCTAGAAAACCCTACTACTGGCGAAATGGAGTACGCTGAGTTCGGTTATATCATCTACACCAAAGCCGAAGATATCCTAAAGCTAAATGACGCAGACAAGCGCAAGCGTAAGATGTATCCGATCAATGCAAAAGTTAACTTGGCGCGTGCTGGTCACTCTCTAGTTATCGACTTAACAGTTCAATAAGGAGCTAATAATGCCTGGTCAATTTTTAAATTACTCAGCAAACAACTCTAACCTAGTTGTTTGTGGCGTTCCTATCGAGAACTTGTCTGATGCTGGTTACACTATTGAGTACCAAAAGCCGCGAAACACAGGTCGTGTTGGCGTTAACGGTGGCGGTATTAAAGTTCCAAATACCACCAAACCAATACTTTTAACTATCAATCTAATGCCCGGAAGTTCTGAGAAGTCGGCTCTCCTAAATTTAGATAAATCTAATGCGTTTGATGGTGAATCATTTCACGCTCAAATCGGAGCGCCTGAAGCAATTTACATGTACAAGCCATTACTGCAAAACATCGGCTCACGCACTCGTGGCGTTCCTGATGCTGAGAATGTAACGGACGATGTGATCACTGTAATGTTCTTGGATAGCTCGGAGTTATAATCATGTTCGACAAAACCGGTCAGACCTCAATTGATGTTAGCGGCAAGACTTACCACGTTGGACGTATGGGTCCAATTATCTCGGCTGATATTTCCAAGATTCTAATTTCTGGAAAGGTAATGCCGTTCCTTCAGATTGAGGATATGACCGGGGCTGTAATTATGGCCATGATGGATTTGCCGGATGATAAACTTAAAACGGTATCATCCGCAGTCCTTGAGAAATCAAAAGGGCCTGATGGAAGCCAAGTAACTCAGCTTTCGTTTAATGGCGACATTACAGCTTACTGGCAACTAGTCGCTAAGGTGTTGTTTGCAAATTTTACGGAACTTGCTCTTTATCTGGAAGTGGAAAAGGGCAAGCTGGCGGAGTACGCAAAGGCGGCGGCTATGGCTCGCAAGTTGCAGAAAGTGTAGATTGGTTTTTGTGGTGGCCCTGTATTGGGCTGCCTAAATACAATTTCCCTCCCCTTTGTACGTGGCATGATCTAAAGGTCGGTAAGTACGACATTGAAGATTTAAAGATGATGCATAAGGTAATGGCTGAATACGTGGAGATGGCAAATGGCAAAGGTAATTGATGAGCTATTAATTGGCGTCTCTGTTGATGCTAATGAAAAGGAATTCAACGAAGTACAAAGCGGGTTCGACCAGATCAAGTCTTCCGCGCTTTCTCTAGGTGCTGCTATCGCTGGTGGGTTATCTATTGATGCTCTTCTAGGAAATACCAACGAACTCGCCGCAGAGTGGGATGGATTGGCCAAGGAAACAATGGCCTTTGAGATTGACCCGATTTTACTGCAAAACCTTCAGCACATGTCAGAGTCGCTGGGTGGGGCTAAAGAAGATGCTATGGGTCTTCTTCTTAACCTTCGCTCCACTCAGCAAGGATTGCAGATTGGCAATCTTGGATACCTAGAAGAGCTAACCAAGATAACCGGTCAGGATGTGATCTCATTATTCCAAGGTGGCGATGAGGAAGATGTACTAAAAAGACTCATCAACTTGTTTGGAGATATGAACACAGAAACCCGACAGGCTGCTTTTGACGTGATGGGTTTCTCTACCGGCACTCGCAACTTGATGCAAACAAGCGTTGAGGGTTATGAGGCTATGATCGCAAGGTCAAACGAGCTTGGCAATGTAACGAAAGAGAACACTACCAGAGCCGAGAATCTACAGCAAGCATACACTGACGCAGCCAAAGCATCAGATGCAGCGTGGCAGGACTTCTACGGAAACCTAATGGAAGGTTCAACCGAGTCTCTAAACTACATCACGAACAAGCTAATTGAAGCTAGAAAGGCACAAGAGGGCTCTGAGGGATTCTTTCAAACCTATCAATCCGCTGGTGGTGAGGTCGTAGAAAGCACAATTAGAGATTTGATTGGCAATCTATTTGATTCTATCGCCCCTGAAGATTGGCGATCGAATCCAATGTTCAGCAAAGAGGCGCTTGAAAGTTCAATCTCAAATAGCGAATCAAGTAAGTCTAGCACGATAAACAACACTACAAATCGCTCATCAAGCCCAGTGCAAAACTACAACACCATTACAATTCAAGCTGGCGGAATGTCTCAGAGCCAAATTGAAGGTGTTGTTTACAAGGTGATTAACGGCGCTGCCAATCAGACCGAGCAAGATTTAAAGGTGAATAGCCAATGATGACGACCATATTTAGCAAGTCAGACCCGTCGATAGGTGGTGTTACATTTGACTGCATCCTTAGTGATTCTATGGAGGCGTCTTATGAGTCAACTGACTACTCAGTTGAGAGTGGTGCGGTTTATCAAGACCACATTAGGAAGCTACCAAAAATGATAACAATGCGCGTAGCCTCAAGTGACACCCCTTTTGCGGGCCCTTTAGGTTCTTTGATTGCTTCTGGTGTTGGCTATGTAGCCTCGAAGCTTCCCCCTCTTGTTACGGGCCTTGCTGGTACGGCAGCGTCAATATACAACGCATCAAACTCAGCCGCAGCACCGGATACTCGAAGCGCAGCGGCGTGGCAGGCGATGATTGAATCAGCAGATAAAATGGGCGTTTTCGAGGTTGTGACAACTAAGGGTATTTATCAGAACTACCACATAAAGAAGATTTACTACGAGTGCAACCCTGATAACGAAAATTCAATTGAGATCATAATTGATATGAAAGAGGTCAGAACATTTCAATCAAATATTGAGTCAGGACAGCCTGACAAGAGCCAGTTGAGAGAGGGGTCAAGTGAGTCGGTTCAAGCGGCTCCGCCTTCTAACTTAGGAGGGTCAGCCCTTGAGTCGATTTAAGATACCACTACCTCAGAATGAGCCGTACATTACCACGACTGTAGTGCTGGGTGGTGCCGAGTATGAGTTACATCTTGATTGGTCTTACAATGGAGGCTACTACCGAGTTAGATTGATCGATGAGGATGGTGACTTGCCTTTGATGGGTAAGGGGCTGAACCCTGGAGTCGACATATTAGAAACATTAAAGCTTGGAATTGGTAAGCTATACCTAGAGGGAGCGCAGCCAACACTAGCAAACCTTAGTTTAGATAACAGGTTGGTGTATGAACCAGTTCAAGAGACAGTATCAGATTAAATCAGGCGGCAAGGTTCTTATTGATGGCACCTTGCCAGATGCACCTCAAGTTACATTCACCGTTGAAAATGTTTTTGGCGGAGGTGTTACCTATGCAGAAATCGCTATCTACGGCCTAAATCGTGATAACAGAGACCTACTATCCAGTCGTGAATCCAGAGAGAAGGCGGGATATAGAGATGTTGAATTACTTGCCGGTTACGAAGGTAATATGTCTCTGGTATTCAGCGGAATCATTCGCAACGCATTTAAGAATTCACCTGACGGCATTAACCAAGTTGTTTTGATGTATTGCCGCTCTTCTGGGTTTGAGTTTGAAAACGCTCAGGTAGAAAAAACCTTTGGCCGTGAAACTCCAGCTATAGACGTGATCAGGTATGCAGCTCAACAATTCGGACTACCTATTTCCATTTATGGCGACTTCTCAAAAGACCCTTCTTACATGATGGGCCTAACCCTATCTACCGATGTCAAGTCAGCAATGAACCAGCTTGCAGTTACGCATAACTTTGCATGGCAGATAGAAAACAAGAAAACGGTTATAATAAAGACTGACACAGTAAAATCAGAAGCCATGGAAACATACGACCCTGACCGGTTATTAATAGGTGGCACTGAAGTTACTGACGTAGGCGCGAATATAGTCGTAAATCTTAACCCGTCACTTACCCCTTACACTTACATTAATTTAAAATCAGTATCGCCTAGAGCTAACTACAGCGGCGCATACGAGCGAGAAGTTAACGTTAAACAGGGTAGGTACAAAATCCTTCAAACAACGCACACAGGCGATTTTGAGGGTGATACATGGGAAACTAGAGTGCAATGTCTGAGATAGAGCGACACATAAAAGGCAGTCCACTAACTAAGCCAATTCAGGTTGGTGTTGACTCATACCTAAGAACAAAGTTTTTTTGCATACCCGGTCATGTTGTCGACTTCAATCCCGACGAGCAAATGGCTACAGTACAGATTGGTATAGAGAAGATTGATGATAGTGGGGCTCTTAAGTCCCACCCTGAAATTATCATGGTTCCCGTTGGCTTTGGTGGGGGTGATGTTGTTTTCGGCCATAAGATATCACCAGGAACAGAGGGTTTAATTCACTTCTCACAGCGCGGGGTTGATAACTGGATGAACTCTGGCGGCATCGCTCCACCTTCAACCATGAGAAAGTTTGATATCACAGATGCATTCTTTGACCCCAAATTTAGATCGCTACCCAACGTTATTAAGGGATTCAAAAACGATGGTGCGTGGATGGCAACAAAGGACGGGTCTCAATACTTTCACCTGAAGTCTGACGGCTCTCTAGATGTTAATGTTACTGAAACCAAATGGAAGACTGGGGCTTTTAACATTGAATCCACGGCATTTAGCGTAACATCACCAACATCTACGTTTACTGGAAATTTAACAGTAACAGAAACGATCACAGCGAAAGTTGTTAATGCGCTAACTGGATTAATGGTTGCGGCTATCGACATGCTAAACCACAAACATGGCGGCGTATCTCGCGGAACCAACAATACGGACGGCCCTCAATGATTAGAAATCAGATTAACGGTGAGATTGCCACCAGCGGTGAGCAGTTTCTTTACGACCAAGCGGCGATATCAAAGAGCGTGGTTAGGCGTGTGAAAATGTTTTTTGGTGAATATTTTCTAGATCGCACCGACGGAACCAGAATGCTAAATGGCATCCTTGGTAAAACATCAGAAGTGGAAAGAGAACAGGAGTTGCGCCGAAGAATTCTAACCACAGACGGAGTTTTAGCTATAACTCAAATGAGCATTGTTCAGGATATTCGTCGTAAGGTTTCCGTCAGTGTTACAATAGCAACACCGTTCGGACAATCAGAAATAGTGGAGTCATTCTAATGGCTGAGATTACATCTAGTGGATTTGTTGGCAAGACGCTAATCCAGTACAAGACCGAGATAGAAACCAAGTACCTAGCAATAGATAGTCAGTGGAATATTAGGCCGGAGTCATTGGATGGCTCCAGTATCGCCATAAACTCTGAAATGTGGGCTAACATTGACGATCAGGTTGGCCTAGCCTATTCAGCTTGCGACCCTGACACTGCAGTAGGTCAAGGGCTAAACAACCTATGTGCGATAAATGAGATATTCAGAGAGGATGCTACATACTCAACCTCGCAAGTAACAGTATCAGGAATAGACGGAACAACGATACCCGCAGGCAGGCAGGTTAGAAATAAGTCTACAGGCACTTTGTGGTCTTTAGACTCTGGTGTAACCATTTCTGGGGCTACCTCAGCTAGTGTGACATGCTTAACCCCTGGCGCTCAAACGGCAAGCTCTGGCGACCTGTCACTAATCGCGGAGCCTGTAGGGGGCTGGCAGTCGGTAACAAACCCTAACGCAGCTATACTTGGCAGTAATGAAGAGTCAGATGCAGATTTAAGAGTTAGCAGAAAGAACAAAGTAGCAAAGCAAAGCAACAATCAACTTGATTCAATTCGTGCCGCTATATCTGATGTAAAGGGTGTTACGCATCTTCTTGTTGATGAGAATGAAGAGTTAGCAACAGATGCTAACGGGGTGCTTGGTAAGTCATATATCGTATTTGTTGCTGGTGGTGACAATGACGAAATAGCCAAAGCTATGGCTGGCAAGAAAAACCCTGGATGTGGCCAGAACTTTTCTAACACTTCATTTCCAAATAAAGAAGTAGTTAGCACAACCACTCCGGTTCACGGAGCCCCATTTAGGGCGACATTCTTCAGGCCTGAAGCTAAGACGGTTTATGTTGACGTGAAAGTTAAGGAAACTGGAAAGCTATCATCATCTGCAGCAAGTGACATTGAGAATGCGATCATTGAATACGCTAACGCAACCCTATTCAAAGGCGTCACCGGTTTAGGTTTTGATAGCACAGGGTTTGATATTAGCGAAGACGTGCCAGCGGGTAAGCTGCACACTCCAGTAAATAAGGTTATTGCCGAGAATGGATACGTACTGTCAATTGACGCATCTCTAACAGACGGTGGTACTGGCCAGTTAGTTAGCATTGCTTACGGAGAGTTAGCAACATTTTCGCAGGGTAATATCAAGGTGACAATTTCATGAATCCAGTGGATAAAGCAAAAACAAGAATACTTGCACAGGATAGAGCTTACCTTAAAAACGTAAGCTTCCTGACTATCATTCCTGAAGTTGCAGAATCCGCACATCAGGCGTGTTTGGACATTCAAGATATACTTAGTATTGATCGATCTAAAAACCTAGACCTAATAGGCAGGGTTGTAGTTCAGGGTAGGACTGTAATTGTCGATCAGGAAATGACAGTTGTTAGATTTGGCATTGATGGCTCTGCGGTTTACTCTGGACAAAGCCAGTATGGCAGAAGCCAATACGGGAATGCTCAATACTCAATCCCGGTATCAATTCAAGTAAATAATCGGTCTGGAGATTTATCATCCAGAGCGAGCCCAAAAAGAATTAAAGACGACCAAGAGTTAAGAAATGAATACTACCGGCACCTTTTAAGGGCTAAGATTTCAAAGAACAATTCATACGCAACTTATGACGGAATAATATCGGCAATAAAGTACATATCTCCCGAGGTTAACTTAGTGGAGATAGTCGACTCTGAAGATATGACGTTTGGAGTTAAGATATATGGTAAAATATCAGGGGTAGCAAGAAATATACTAAACCAGAAAGGAATCATACCAGAACCTCAAGGTGTGAAATATTCTGGATACGCTGAGATTTTCGAGCTAACAAGAGCAAACGATACATCAAAACGGT